GGCTGCAGAGGTGGCTGCTGCTGTGGCTGAGGTAGATGCACTGTTGGCGCTAGTTAGGGCGTTAGAAGCGCTTGTAGCCGCGCTAGAGGCACTTGTAGCGGCAGAGGCAGCACTAGTAGCAGCCGATGCTGCTGAGGTTGCTGCAGCCGTTGCTGAGCCTAGAATGCTATCTACATAATCTTTAGGGGTAGCAGAGGATGAAATCATACCTGCGCTGGATAAACCAGTTATGACTGGACTGCCCGAAATGATAGGGCTAGTCAGAGTCTTGTTAGTTAGAGTCTGAGACGCTGTAGCAATGACTACTGTACCTGTTGTATCAGGCAAAGTGATTGTGTTGTCCTGTGTTGGGTCAACTACGGTCAGGGTAGTCTCGTGAATATCTGCAGTGCTTCCTTCAAATACAATGAAGGAAGGAGCCAATGCTGTTCCAGTAAATGTTGGGTCAGAGATTGTTGGGGCTGTAAGAGTCTTATTGGTTAGAGTCTGGGTCTTCAAAGTTCCAACCACTACGCCTTCACCAGCGCCAATGCCGTGCATTGCGTGGGCATTACCACCACCATCATTATAAGAAGCATCAGCCTCTGCGTGAAGATTGGCATCTCTGTAATCACGACCAATTGCCATATGTCGGACAACTGCACCAGCAGAATGTTCTTGCGCCGAAGAACCATCTATAGAACGTGTGATTGTAAAGGTATTAGTAGATACCGCCGTAGCATCTACGATTTCTTCTAGTGCTGTATCAACATCAATTACCAATGTAAAGGTGCGACCAGCAGGGATTGTTACACCACCTAGTAATGCTGAACCAGATACTACAGTCATAGACGTAGCGCCAGATGTGATGGCACCAGTCAGCGTAGTCTGCTGAGAGCGGGATGAGTATTGGCGTGTAGTCATTTATGTTCCTATCGGGCGCTGTAGTGAACTCGTGGGGGATACTGGTTCTGTTGCTTACTCCGCTCCTCATTAAGACGCTGTGTATACAGCGCAAAGAGTTGACGGACAGCGGTATTGCTTGCGCCAAATGGGCGCTTTGCATCAATCTCATCAGCCTGTGGGCTGTACTGAGCAGCACGGGCTGGGTCTAGGTATTGCAATAATCTGTATGCAGCACCAAGAATAACTACATCCTTAGTACTTTCTGGTAATCCAGTTTGTGTAGTGTAGTCCTGGCTAGTAGAAGTAAAGACCGATGGGCTAGTTGCATACATAACTTTGACAGTTCTACCAGCAATAATTACATCACCAATAGTGATGGTCTGGCTATTAGAACCCCAAGTATTTACATCTGCAAATGGGTCAAAGTCCCAACGCTTAACGCGTATCCATTCTTTTGTAGGACCAATGTCTTGCCAAGAAATAGCAAGGATATTTTCAATACTAAGATTCTCAAATTCATAGGTGGTTACAGCAGCGTTATATGTGAATGTGGTTTGCTTTGTGGCAAAGACTGCACCACCAACTGCGTGAATAGTGTCATTGATAGCCTTCTGGATACTTGCCCGTGGGAAGATTGGGCTAACAGTTACCTTTGCATCTACAGCGTGGGTAGTAGCGGTAGTACCTAGATAGCCACGACCATACGGAGAAATAGTTGCAGTGTTAGCAACGCGGTCTACTGAGTCTACCCACATTAACTCACTATCAATTTCAATAACACCTTTGCCTAAGTCTTGAGTAGAGCCGATGCTAAGGACTAATGGTGCAGTGCTAGGGGAAGTTAAAGTAGTAACAGCAGCAGTCAAATACGTAGAACGGTCTTGCTGATAAGTATATCCAGATAAGTTAATCTGGACTTCGTCCATCATCTGAGCCAAGGTATATGTCATAGGTTAATGCTCCTTAAAGCGTCAGTAGGGGAAAGGTCTGTTGTCCCAGCGAGTTCATTACAGATTCCGCCCAGTGCTTTATAGTCATCTGGTTGGCGGTTAGCATCTGCGGCTTTATTTAAGGCACCAAGCAACGCTAGTCCAGTAGTGCCTGCATACTCATTAGCAGCCTGAACTGGTGCTACATAGTCTGCAATTGCTGGATATGTCCCACCATTAGCAAGCCTATTCAACTCGCTAGTAAATGAACTACCTGCTGTACCTGTTGCCATTACTTACCTTTCTTTTTTAATACTGCTGAATTATCTACAAGATTTGGATATGGTCTACCAGCAGCCTTAGCACGTTTTTTAGCAGCAGATTTCTGCGCTGACGTTAACTTTGTAGATTTCTTTTTAGGATTCTTTTTGTCCCAGAATGCTTTTTTCTTCACCATTTCACCTTATCTGCCCAGTAAGCAGCAGACATTTTTCCTTTGGCAATGTTTTTAGAGTGGCGTGCTTTAAAAGATGCACGCTTCTTCTTCATACGGTCTGACTCTCCAGCCTTCGGAGCACCTGCTGTCTTAGCCCCTTGCTCACCAAATCGGATTGTTTTAACTTGGTCGCCTGACTTGGCGACTACGATATGGCTTTTAGTTGGGTGATTAGGCGTACGCTTTGGTTTATTAAAACCAGATACACCAGCCCTCTTAAGCCTTGGGTCCGCTTTGCTTGCCATATTCCCCATACTTTCCTAGAACTGCTCTTACTGTTCCATTCTTGTTCAACCGCACCACGTAGCCGTCTTTGATTTGAACAGAGTTAAATCCGCGGTGCGGTTTGTATTTTCCTGATGACATTACTTCTTCTTAGCCTTGCCTTTAACCTTCTTCAGGTTTGGGTTCTTCTTTTTGGCTGCTGCTGAGGCTTTCCGAGCACATTGGGCTTTTTTGAATCCCATTCCTTTTTTTGCTTTCATCAGTTAGTTGCTCCTAACGGGTAGGCACCAGTCTTCTTTGCAATCTGTTCTTTAATCTTACGGATATTGCCAGGATTAACTTTGCCTTGGTCCATCATCTTCTGAAATAAATCTTCTGCCATCTGAGACTTTCTCTCATCAGCAGCAGCATTCTTTTGTTTGATTTCCTTGGCTGTCATACCTGGTCTAATTCTGCCTGGCATAGTTATTTCTTCTTCTTCTTAGAAGCAGCCTTCTTCATTTTCTTGGCTGCCATCTTCTTAGCGCCCATCTTCATTTCCATTTTCTTTTCAGCCTTTGATTCCATCTTCTCGCCCATAGCGTAAGACTTGGCTGCCTTCTTGCCCTTTGCTGTGTAAGGAAACTTCTTTCCGTTTACCATTGGCATAGTTATGCTCCTATTTCTTTCATCACTGCTGCTGTTTGTTTGTTGATTGACTTGGCTGGTGGCATCTTGTTGCCGTTATACGGCTTACCTAATACTTCACTAGCCTTGACTGCCTCTTGAATCTTCGCCATAGAAGTTCCATTTGGCTGAATGCCTTGGGCTCTAGCCTCTTTATAGGCATTCAATTCTGCGTTAAATGCTTTATTCGGCATATTGCGCCGACTATCAGCATCACCTGCGTTCATCTGAACGCTCATCCCCTTGCATCCAAAGCAGCCATCTACATACTCTGGATGGTATTCCCAGTGCTTCATAGTGCAGTAAAGTTACTTTCTGTTACTCCTACATTGCCAGCAATAAGCGCTGCTTTAGTAGCATCATCTACAGTATGGTTATAGCCACCCTGATAAATCTCAGGATATGTTGCATAGTCACTATCTTGTAGATAACGAACCTGTGCATAGTCACCATCGGTATCTCTGACAATAGTTATACCGCGGTCTATCTTGTAGAAATGAAATAGACGAGACTGACCAGCAGGTCCTTCTTCTACTGTTGGTGTTTTAAATAACCAATTAGTCATAAGTCCTCCTAGTGAACTCACCCCAAAGGGATAGGTTGCCCTATCCCCCAGAGTCAATCAACTAGAGAGCAGCGATTGAAGAACCAGTTTCAATACGATACAACGCTTCTTCACGGTAACGTGCAAAGCCGAGTACGCCGTACCAACCCATTGGGCGGAAGCGCATCAACTTATCGGTTACGTTTCCGATAACGATGTGTGGTTCTTCTGCAACAGCCTCAGCAAGTGCTTGCTGTCCGCAGAGGAGAGTATCAAATACACGGGTTACTGGAGTTACAGTTACAACTGTGGTTGCAGAAACTGCACCAGTGTTTGCTGTGTCTACAGTGAAGGTTGTGGTTGAGCCAGAGGTGCTGATTGCAGTAATCTTTGCACCTGAAGCAATACCAGTTCCAGCAATCTTGTCGCCAACCTCAGCACGGGTTGCAATAACAGCAGAAGAAGCGACACCGAAGGTGAAGCCTGCTGATGTACCTGCAACAGTTACAGCGGTTGTAGCGAGAGCAGTCTGGTCTGCACCATCCTTAGCAGATGGGATACGTGAAGATTCAACGAAGAATGCACCTTCGTAGTCTCCGATTTCGCCAGCCCAAATCTTGTCTGCAGCAGGTGCAGTTTGTGCGTGGACGAAGTTCCAGCCCATATTTCCAGTTTCTGCACGAAGGTCGTGTGAAACTTCTGGGTGAATACCGCACCAGTAATAAGAGCCACGGCGAGCCTTAGCCTTATTTGCACGCAACTTAGCAACAGCCTTGCGGATGTCTGCTGAATCAATCGTGTCAGATGCAGTGATGGTTGCTGTAGAAGTACGAGCACCACCGTAAATTACGTTTGTTCCGCCAGTGAGAGTTGTTGACACAACATCATCAATAGAATCAGCAAGGTTGTATGCAATGATATTTGCAATTGCTGGGTCTACATCTGCGAGTGAGAATAACTCAAGAGCGCGGGTTACGAGAACTGCGTTACCGTACTCATTAAGAGTAATGGTGACGGAAGTTGGGGTTGTGAGCGCTACTGCATCTGGGTCTGTTGTCTCAGATAGAGTAGAGGTCTTTGGGTCAAGGTCAACGTAGCGTTGTAGAACAACGGTTGAACCTGGGAATGCTTGGCGAGCAGGACGCTTGTCTGCGACAGAACGAAGTAGTGGTTCTGAACGGAGAGCAAACTCTAGAAGACGGTCATACGCCTTCTGTACTAGACCTGCACCACCAACGGAACCTCCGAGTGAGGAGGCACCAGTATCGGTATATGCGTTAGGCATTGAGTTGTCACCTCCAAGTGACTATGAACGGATTAGGAATTGCGTAGAAGATTCATTAAATCATCAATAGAGTCGGCATTTTCTAGTTGTCGCTCTAAATCTACGGCTTTGTCTGGAGCAATACCGCCTTGGGTAAGAATGTCTTGCTGACGCAAAGTCGCAAGATTCTGCTGCGTATCTTCATTCTGAACCTGTGGGTTGTAGCCGATTAAATCTCCGTTATCACGGAGCCAAGAGTCAATAGACTCCTCAGTGGCTTCCTGCACATCTTTCAAAATAAGTCTTGCAGCCTTAGCGTTTACTCCCTTTTTTGCTAGGACTTCTGCGACGGTCTTTTCCTTCTTCTCCTTGAGGAATCCTTCAAGTTGTTCGGAAAGTTCCTTGATACGCTTCTCATCAGCACGCTTGGCTTTTCTTAGTTTCTTAACTAAGTCATCGCCAGACAGTTGATGGTCTGGTGTATCTTGTTCGTCGTCTTCTTCATCCCAGTAGTTGTTGCTCATAGCAACCACCCTTTCTATCGTTAGTTAGTCGCAAGCCACAGTTCTG